GTATATGGCAGCCTGGAGCTCAGCAAAGGTGCTGTCGCGATTCGTTTCCTCGATCTTACGGACCACAAGTAAGTTGGCGCCAGTGAAACGCGGGTCCGAGAGTTTCTTGATGTAGTCCTGGGCGATGTTAACTGACTTGCCGGAACCGGCGGACCCTTTCAGAATGCGATATCGCGTCCTGCATGCGTTGACTGGCCGGAATATTGGGTTCCACCGGGCAACAGCCTTGTGGACGACAGCGCTATTCAGGTTCATCGCCGTAGTCATCGGCGATCACCACTGTGATAGGCAGATTGACGTCCAGTTTGTCCGTGAACATGCCGAGACGTTTCCCAATGAGCTCGGCGGCCTTATTCCGATCCCGGACGCTAACCTTTTTCCGAACAATACGAGCGCCAGAGCAGCCGTCGCCCTCACCTTCGATAACGACGACATCTTCAGATACTTCCTCTCGCATAACTGACGTCAGATACTGGAGGACTTCCACTGCTCCGGCTATCCGCTTTTCCTCTAACTCCTTGAGCCGAGCGTCAATCCTGTCTCTAAGTTTTGCTACGTTCTGCGCGCCCTGAACATGTGGCTGTTTGTACCCAGCGCGTCTTGCCGCTTCCGTCTGATTCCCCGTTTCGACGTAGTAGTCTATGAAACGCTTTTGCTTTTCGGTCAGTCTCTTGTTCATGTCTTACCAAACCTATTCAGTATGAGTTGCTCCTCGTTGACATGCATCTTGGCATGACAGCCGTTGCACAGCGTCATGCCGTTATTGACGTCGATTCGGCCTCCGGGGTAATCAGACCAAGGGATAACGTGATGGGCCTCTACATTCTCTGTTGAACCGCAGCAAACACACTTGTGACCGTCGCGCGCCATAACATCATTCTTCCACTTCATGACCCTCTCATCATGCCTACTAAGCGGCGCGATGGCGCTATCAACCACAATCTCGCGCCAATTCGGAAGGTAGTGCCGGAGGATCAAGATGGCGGCCTTCTTACGCACGTAATCAGTAACAGATTCACTTATCAACACAGCCAGGGCGTTTACCACCAGCGAAAACTCTCTACGAGTCAACCCTCTGGCCACCATTGTCACCTCCGGCCTCTTCATTAGCCGCAACAACTCTAAAGCCGTTGTCGGTGATAACCATCATTAACCCCGCTGCAAGACAAGCGACTTGTCGCTCTTTCAGATTCAGGTCAAACAACTCACTTAAGCCATGCAGTACTTCATGAAGAAGAGTGGTCACAACTCGTTCGGTCGTGAACTTGGTGGTGATCTGAATCACATCTTGACCAAACGAAATATGCCCGTACAACTCTTGACTGTCTTCGACAATACCTTCCGGTACTGACTCAACTCGATACGTATACGGTCCTATCTTGATCTCCTTCGGCAAAATCGCCATTATTGCACCGACTTTCCTCCGGAAACTTTTATACTATTGACGGAGGTGAGAACAAAATGGCAAACAAAAAGATTCACATTGTACCCCGAGACGATCAATGGGCTGTAAGGCGTGAAGGCGCTGAAAGACCATCCAGAGTCGTAAGCACGCAAAAAGAAGCAATAGAAATCGGGCGCCAACAAGCCCAACGAGATAAGACAGAATTAGTAATCCACGGCCACGACGGTAAGATTCGAGATAGCGACAGCTATGGCCGTGACCCGTGCCCGCCCAAAGACCGAAAGCACTAAGCCTGAAACACTGAAGCCGCCCGACCCCGTGGGCGGCTCCACTTTCTGCTGTTAACACGATACCATGTTTCATAACGCCAAAAGTGCAAATCTAGTGCAAACCTCACAGCAGGCCCATTTCCCTTGCGATAGCCAAGAGTATCTGTCCTCGCCAGTAAAAATACGTCCGTCTAGAGACGTGCAACCGTCGGTATATACCTAAATCGGTGAGTTCTCGCTGCCAGTAACGCATTTCAACCAGACGCTTCTTCTCCGGTTCCAACCGTTCATAGACCCTCGTGATAGCCTCGTAATGCTCTACCAGGCGTTCCAAGCGTTTGGAGGTTAAGAGCCGCATAACCCGGGAGAGAGTGGGGTCCCCGACGCCTTCAGCGCCCACAGCGGCCAGCCGCTCAGGAGTGGCGTCGATAATGTCCGCCCTTAACCTCTCAATCTCTTGCTTGCGCCACGGATAGGCGTACAGCTCGGCTTCTACGTACCGGAAGACGTCGCGTTCGTAACGCGTAGTCACGCCACACCCCTCCTTGCCTCTTCGATCCTGACTTTCAGGGCATTCAGCAACCGGTCTTGCGTATCGCATTTCTCGTCCAGGGCCGCCATCACGTCCTCATCCATGCCGCCTTCAACAACAAGGTGATGGATGATGACCTTCTCCTTCTGACCCTGGCGGTGAAGCCGTTTGTTAGCCTGTTGGTACAGCTCAAGTGACCAGGGAAGACCGAACCAGATAACCTGGTTTCCGCCTTCCTGCAAATTTAACCCGAAGGCGCAGCTGGCCGGATGGGCCAACAGGATGTCGATCTTCCTGGCATTCCAGTCATCCTCATCCTGGGGTCCCCTCAAAACCCGCACACCCAGGCCTGTGCCGGCAAGCGCCCTCTGCAGCCGCGCGAGGTCATGCTGGTAACTGTAGAACACTAATGCCGGCTGGCCGTTCAACGCTTCCACCAATTCCATGAATGCCTCGATCTTGCACTGGTGAACCTCGACCACGTTCTTAGCCTCGTCGTAGACGGCACCGTTACAGAGTTGCAGGAGTTTCCCGGTAAGGACGGCGGCCGTCCCCGCGTCGATCATTTCCCCGTCCACTTCAAGGAGCATCTCCCGCTCCATCCGGTCATAGGCAGCCTGCGCTTTACCGTCGAGAGTAACCGGCACATTCACTGGTGTAACATCCGGAAGGTCCAGATAATCCTCCGCCCTCATACTGATGCAGATGTCGCTTATCCGTTCGTGAATTGCTTCCGAGGCCCCAGGCTTCGGCCGATAACTGAAGACGTGGTCCCGGTTCCGCTGATCAGGCTCGAAGTACCTTTCCCGGTAATGAGTGATACGTTTGCCCAGTCTTTCACCTTGGTCCAAGAGGTACATCTGGGCCCACAGGTCGATGAGGCCGTTGGGCGCCGGCGTGCCGGTCAATTCCACAATACGCTTCACGTGTGGCCGGACCCAAGATAGCGCTTTGAACCGTTTCGCCTGGTGATTCTTGAAGCTGCTCGATTCGTCAACAACAACCATGTCAAAAGGCCAATCATTCCGGTAATAATCCACCAGCCAAGGTACATTCTCGCGGTTAATCACATACACGTCTGCCGGGGTGTTAAGTGCGCGTATACGCTGTGTCGCGGTTCCCAATACGCCAATTACTCGCAGATGTTTCAGGTGGTCCCATTTTAACGCTTCGCGACTCCAAGTTTTCTCTGCTACACGTTTCGGCGCTATGACCAAAGTACGACTGATTGCAAATCGGTTGTATCGCAGGTCATTGATGGCGGTCAAGGTGATTACAGTCTTGCCAAGTCCCATGTCCAATAGCAGCGCGACCGCCTCGTCTGAAATCAGCCGGTTAATGCAGTATCGCTGGTATGGGTGTGGCTGGAATTTCACTTGCTGATGACCTCCCTCAGCAAGGCGTCAACCAGGTTTCGGCTATCGACATCCGCGAAGACATCGAAGCCTAGGCTCCTTATGCGTCTCTGCTGCGCGGCCTGAAGTGCCGTTGACTTCTTGCCCGGCGCCTTCAACTCTACAAATGCGATCTTGCCGCCTGGTAACAGTACCAAGCGGTCAGGCACCCCTGCGTTTCCAGGGGAAACGAACTTGTACGCCCGGCCTCCCATGGCATTAACCCTTTCACGGAGATACGCTTCAATACTTGACTCCCTCACGAGGCGCACCTCCCTGTGCCGTCTACATTGTCTACAAAACTACATACGCGCGTATATGTACGTGCGATCAGGCGCGTTAGGCGCGCGTGGGTGTGTGTATTCTCCCTATTACCTCTCTTTTTTACTTTAATAGAGAAAGAATGTAGACAATGTAGACAGGAAGGTATTTGACCTGCTACGGCATGTGTTTTTGCGTCTACATTCAATGTAGACGAAGTAGACAATGTAGACAGTCCAGTGGGGGAGAATGTAGACAATGTAGACGAGAATGTAGACGGGTTTCTCATTTCCGTACGAACCCCCTTTGACTACCGTAGCAGCCGGCGCGGAACGGGCTCGCGTTTGGCTTCCATCCTGGAATTGAGGCCAGGATGCTGTTGATTTCCACTGCATCTGCTCGTCGCATGTGCTTTAGGTCGCCTCCTAGGCACTCACACCAAATCTCGGCCGCGCGTATCCGGTCCCGCTCGACGGTCTCCGTCTCAAGCCCTCGCCCGAACTCTGCACTCCAATACATCCTGCGTTCGGCCAAAGACCGCTTGTCCCAGTTAAGCGGTACCCGCCGCTCCACGAACTCGCGGATGATCCCCTCTTTGGCGTTGCTCTCTTCATGGGATTTCTGTTCCTGACGCGCTATCCGTTCGGCCTCGCCAGTGAGATACAGCCGTTCTCCCATTTGCCAGCGGAAGAACGCCTCAGCCCATATCTGGTCCACTTCGTTTTCCAGGTCGGTGAAGACGTTCTTTGTAGGAGTCTGGACGTACACATCTACTGGCCAGAAACGGCGGTTGCCGGTCCGGTCCCGGAGGAACTCCGTGTCGTTGGTGGTCCCAAAGAACACGCATCGGCGTGGATAAAGGTTCGTCCTGCGGCCGTATGGTTCTCGATAGATGTCCTCTGACCTACTGAGGAACTGCTTTACAGCGCTCGTCTCAGCGCGCGTAAGGCCGTTTAGTTCGCCGATCTCATTGATCCACGTGCCCTGAATCATCTCAGCGGCTTCTTTACCCTCGAAGACCGCGAGGCTGTCCGAATACCACTTACGACCGAGAAGCCGGAGCATGGTGCTTTTTCCAACACCCTGGGGCCCTGAGATAATGGGCATGTAGTCGTACTTGGTCCCGGGCACCATGGCTCTGGCCACAGCGGCCGTGAGACTCTTGCGGGCTACAGCACGGGTGTAGACGTTATCTTCGGCGCCCAGGTAGTCAATAAAGAGAGTATCTAGACGCGGTACTCCGTCCCACTCAAGCCCTTTCAGGTAATCCTGGACATCGTTGATAGTGTGCTTGTGCGCCGCCAGAGCCGCGGCGTCGTATACCCGCTCCTTACCCGTGATGCCGTAAGTGTGTTCCAGGTAATGTCGGAGTCCGGCGTCATCGACGTCCGTCCATTGCCGGCGCCCTGTGCGGGGGTCCCATGGGAGAGCACCTAGGGCCAAACCCCGGTTCGCGAACTCGTCAAAGGCCAATTTGTCCTTGAGAAGGGGATCATTCTCCAGAATAATGAGGATGTTGTCGACGGTCTTCTCGGGTTTCCCGGTAAGTGAAGAGAGTTTCAACTTGGCTATCCAGTTGGCGTCTTCACCAGTACTTACCGATGCCCGAAAATCTGCTGTAGCCTGCTCATACCGTTCCTGATTCAAGAGTGTCGCAACAGCAGTATCGGCTACCGCGAGCTCGCACATGGCCGTATACGAGGGCAGTCTGTTAGTCGGCGTTTCCGGCTTCATGTCATCGTCGCGGTCACCGAACTTGTGTAGTCGAACAAGGTCGAAGGCATTGACCAGACGCCCACTGCACGGGTCTGTGGCGTGATGGGAGTACAAGAAGGCCCCATTGTCGTAGACAATCGCCCCACCTGTGGTGCTGCCTCCCGTGTATGTGAAGCGTCCCGGGTTATCGACGCAGGGCTCATAGACGCCCGGGAGGAACGTTTCCATGGCCTTGTAGACATCGTAGACGCGGCAGAAGGCCCCTACTATCCCGGGCTTGGCTGTCGGGTCACCTTGCTTGTCTGCGAGGCGCTTGTGTTCCTTTTGAGCGCCCGGGACCTGTGGCCACTCGTTCACATCTCTCCAGTCGCGGTACATCGCCAGGAGTCCGTCCACGTCTAGGATGGGCTTATCGCCATATTGATAGACGAACTGGCTGTCAGCGCAGCAGGACGGCCAATACATGAGACGTGAGGCCTCGAACGTCGATGGGTCGCACAATTCAATGCCTATGATGCTTGCAAGTTTTCGCGCCAGGGGTTCATACTCGTCTGCTGTGGCCGTGCGGTTGAGAAGAACCAGGACCCGTAAGCGGGGTTTGGCCTCTTCGTGCTTGCGGGTGCTGTACACGCAGTAGGCGCACCCGAGGGCCTCGATACGGCGTAAGGCGTCCTGCGTGCCGCCGGCAGGGATGTTATCGAGGTCCAGGGTTAACACATCACGTCCGAGGACGCTGTTTGCCTTGCGGCGGCCGTCCTTGAGGATGCCGCCCACGAAGCCTCCCACGTCTTTGAGGTCATCCTGCTTGGATTTCGGCAAACGGAGGTACTCCGCTAGGCTCTCGGTGCCTCGGGCGGGGGTCCTGACCTTCTCAACAAGCTCGGACCACCAGAGTGTTTGTGAGGGCCACCGGGTAGCCCTGCGGCTCCCGGCGGCACTGATAGTGATTTGTCTGTCGTAGTTGAGCATGGATGTCACTCCTGCGTGGGCGCTTCGATGTCTCTATACGCCTTTATGAACACAATCCAGTGCTTGCGCCTGCCGTACCTCTCGGCCACGATGGGCTTCTCTGGCGTCAAGGCGAGCACTTCGCCTAGCGGTATGTCGCTGTCACTCCACTTGAACACCAGCGTCCCTCCGGGCTTCAGCACCCGGAAACACTCCTCGAAACCCCGCCGCAGGTCGTCCCGCCACGAGTCCGAGAGTTTGCCGTAAGCCTGCGTTAGCCAGGCGTTGGGGCCGCTGCGCAGAAGATGCGGCGGGTCAAAGATCACGAGTGAGAAGGCTCTGTCCGCGAACGGCAGGGCGCGGAAGTCCATGAGCATATCGGGCGCGATAGACAGTACCCGGCCGTCGCACTGCTTGATGTCCTCCTGCCTGATGTCGCCGAACAGCACGCGCTCATCGCGCTTGTCGAGGTAGAACTTCTTAGCCCCACAGCAGGGGTCAAGAACGGGATGGCTCAAGATACAGCCTCCTCTCATCCGAACATGACCTTCAGCGCGACCATGACACCCGCCAGCATCAGGGAAAGGGTGTTGGTTACAAAGAAGGCATAGGCAGATTTCCGCGATATGAGGTAAATGGCATAGACCTCCATAAAGACTACGCCCACAAAGATGGAGACCAGGTAGACAAGGTTCAGGTCCCTGGTGAGGCCCGTCCGGACGATCTGCGCTATCTGCGGGATGTAGCCTGCGGAGAGTATTATTCCGCCCAGCAGTTGCAGGCCGCTGAAGAACCAGGCTTTCCTTTTCTCATCGGTCTTGCTCATTCTGCAAGCCTCCTCTCATGCGATGGAGCGGGCGGGGCATTATGCTCAGCCGGAGCGCCCCGCCCACAAGTGTCAGGCCCTGAACGGGCTAGATAGGTCAAACAAGGTGTCCAGGAGGTCGTCGATGACCTTCTGCACGGTCTCAGCCGAGAGCCGGCTGTTCTTGGCGGCCACCATGTTGATGACTAGGGTGTACAGGACGGTGTTGCTCTTGATGACGTCCCTCAGGCGCTGGGCGCTGGCCCTGGAGCCAACCATGGTAGCCAAGAGGTCATACTTGGTGCCGAGCGCCGAGATCATCTTCAGGCCTTCATCTATCTGGTTGAGGCCGGTGACAAGGGCCTCGCCTTTGGTCATGACGGGCTCTTCGGGGGCCGCTGGGGTCTCGGTACCAATCACGGTTTCTTCGATATCCAACATTCGAGTCACTCCTCTTAATGGGTTATGAAGCAAACGCACCAGAAGGGAGATCCCACTTCTCAGTGATTAGGTCTTTGGCGTGTATCTCACCGAGTAAGGCAATGCGTACCCATTTCTCGGCGTCGAGGTTCCGGGGGAGACGGGACTCCCCGAGGTCTGCTAGTTGGGTCAAGGTCAGTTTGTTGTCGATGGTATGACCGAGGTCTTTCTCCATCTCCACGAGCTGACGGAACCGTTCAGGGGATATCTCCCTCATCGTTGCCCACTGGTCAGCCGTGCTGAAGATACAACCGAAGCATGACGTCCTGTTGAAGCCCAGCCAGTAGGCAGGATGAGGGAGGATACGAAACTGCTCAAGTATGTCCCAAATCGCCCTTTCGGGCCATTCGATGACCGTACGCCACCAGGTCACTTCTCTGCGCCGGCTATTGCAGGGATGCTCTTCTACGTTCAAGTAGCGGGCACGATTCGCCGATTCTTCTCTGCGCTCCCCGGTTATCACGAGAAACCTACCCTCTTGATAGTCGGGGTGATTGTTGAGTACGCGCCGCATGACGTCGATTTTGAGGTAGGCAGTGCACCATCTGGTCCTCAAGTCAACGGCCTTTGCCGGGAACTTCTTGCGAGTTGCTGCTTTGCCGTTTCTCGTGGGCAGCGTAATGATCTCACTGCCGCGCTCATACTGGACGTCATTGGTTCGACGGTTCTCTCTCATCAATTCACCGTAGAAGCCTTGCTTGCGCCACTGGAATTCAGTCTGAATCCCCATAGCCTCGCCGAACGCTCGAACATAAGGTTCTGTCACAGGCCAGTCAGCGAACTGAATCTCTCCAGGGGCGCCATCTACAGATTGATGCCAGAGGACTATTCTATCCTTGGGAATACCGATTTTGAGCAGGTACAGAACGCACGCCGTGCTGTCCTTACCGCCACTGGTGGAGACAATGATCCTATCGTATGTAGTCAGGTCAGCTAGTTTAGCGGCCTTTGGGTCTTCAGCCACTTCCAGCTCTTCATATTCCACTGGGCAAGCAAGGGCAGTCACGGATTATCACTACTTCCTGTAGTACTGGGTAGCGAAGGCCTCAGCCTTGAGGATGAGCCCCGGTGCCCAGGGAATGGGCTGCCCCATCACTCCGGTGATGGCGGTAAGGTGAGCCTCAACTTCATCAGGTGTGGTTGCATCGACCTCAAGGACGATTTCATCGTGGACGTGAAAGACAATGCGGTATTGAGGCGCCAATCGCATGAGGCTTTCCGCCAGGCAATCTCGGGCTATCGCTTGCACCACGTTCTCAGTGAGTTTCCCGCCATAGGTAGGGATGACTTCCCACTGCCGGGTCTTCTGATTCACACCTTGGTAATGCAGAGAGGCCCGATTCTTTTCGTTAACCTCTACAAAAGGCCTGGCGTAGAAGAGCTTACGGCCGGAGGGAAGTTGGATGGTGAGGAAGTCCTGCCCGTTCTCGTAGTCGCCTTCTCGGGCCAGGAGAAGTCCACGGACGCCTACGGGCGCTCCAGTATGCATGACCTCAAGCGCGGCGTTCTCCAGGCTATACCAGAAATCGACTATACGCTTGTTGGCACTACGCCAGCGGTGGACGATTTCCGGAAGTTCCTCTTCGGTAAGCCCCATGTCGAGGGCGCCCATTGCGATGAGAGCGCCGGGACCGCCTTGATAACCGAGAGCCAGTTCAGCGATCTTGCCTTTTTGTCGGAGCGGCGACTGTTTTGTAATCTCCTCAATAGGTACTCCGAACATGGCTGAAGCAGAGGCCTCATATATCTTGCCATGCGTAGCAAACACTTCTTGTCGCCACTGTTCACCGGCAAGCCACGCAATGATACGGGCCTCAATGGCGCTGAAGTCCGCAGCGATAAGCACCTTGCCGGTTTCAGCGACGAAAGCTGTCCGGACGAGTTGTGAGAGAACGTCAGGCACGTTTCCGTAGATGATCCGGAGGGCGTTAAGTTTCCGGCGTTTCACGCACTCTCTGGCATGGTCCAGACTCTCTAGGTAGTTGCGGGGGAGGTTCTGGACCTGCACGAGCCTTCCGGCCCATCGACCGGTTCGGTTCGCGCCGTAAAACTGGAGGAGGCCACGGACCCGTTTATCCTCACAGACGGCGTCTTGTATGGCGAGGTACTTCTTGATGCTAGCCTTGGCCAACTCTTGACGTATCTCCAGCATCCGGCGGGCCTTGTCGCTGTCCACGCTCTTGATGAGGTCTTGGACCGTGCCCTTGCGAAGGTCAGGGACATCAATCTCCTCTTCTTCCTCAAGCCACTGGCTCAGTTGCTTTACAGACTTCGGATTGTCGAGTCCTGACAGGGCTATGGCTTCCTGCATCAGTTCCCTGGTGACCGTTTCATCGATATGCAGGGCCGCAGACACCAGGTCCATGTCCACGGCTACACCAGTGGCGTTGATGATCTGGTCCAGTACCCACAAGCTCTGTTCGTTCTCTGGAACGGGGAAGGAGGATAGGCGCCGCTCAATCTCCATCTCGGTTACGACATCCTGTTTGCAGTACTCTTTGAACAGCTGCCACTTCTCGGGCTCGTGGCGGGGGAGGGTCCTGGTCCTCATGCCGTTGGCTTTGCTGGGCTTGCATGGCACGCAGAACGTCCGGATGAGGGACGCGCCTACACTCATTTTGCGCTTGTCATCGGGCAAGCCTAGCGCGACGGCTGTCGCTGCCAGACCGGCGGTATATCCGCAATAGAGACCGTGGAGCATCGTGCAGCGCCACTGTTCCAGGGGAGACCGGTAGAACTTGTTCAGGCAGTACCATTCGAAAGCAGCGTTATAAGCATGTTTGATGACGGACGGGTCTTGCAGCGCGTCTATGACCGTCTGTGGCAGACTCTCGCCTTGGGCTAGGTCCACAACCTGTACGGGTCCTCCGTCTACGGCGTAACCGAATAGCAGTATCTCGAAGTCAGGGGACTGGACGTACTTGTACGTCGCGGCCCGCTTGATGTCTACGCTGGAGAACGTTTCTATGTCTATGTTGAGGGTTCGCATGGTGCATTCTCCTGACGCTGATTTCCGCGTGTTTTGCCGGATGCGCGGCCCCCGGATGCGCCGTCAGGTGTTACGAGATACCCATGACCCCGCCGTTGACGGGCTTGCCCGTAATTGGGTCAATCTGAGCAGCCGGTTGTGTGTAGTTCGGTTGCTGCGGTGACTGCCCATAGGCCGGCTGGTACTGTGGCTGGTAACCCGGTTGCGTGTACCCTTGCCCCTGGCCCGGGGAAGGCTGCTGGGCCAACTGTGGAGGCTGGCCAAAGTCATCTTCCGGAGTTGTCCGGTTGCCGAGCGGCTCACCATCGCGCAGTTTCTGCACGTTGCCGAGGCCACACCCGATTCCCTTCTTACCGCTGTTAGCGTACGGGAAGAAGTCCACGCTCACCCGGCCGTAGCATCCGCTATAAACCTCAGTCTGATTGATGATGGGGTTGAGCTGAGCATCAACAATCTGCGGCGGGTTCTTTGACGAAGCCGTGAAGACCCAGTGACCCTTGCACTCGGGGCCGAAGGGCATCCCGTCAGAGGGCCTCGTGCCGTCCCCGTCGTACACCGGAATTCCGAGTACTGGGGGACGAACGCCGTTCCATGTCTTCTTGATCCCGAGTTCGATGGCGGCATTGATGGCGGCGTCAATCCGTTGTTTTGTCGCCACATCCGACTTTGGGACGAGGACTGTGACCGAGTACTTGGCTTCTGTCTGTCCCGGCCTTGCGTAAGGCGTGAACAGATGTACGAATGAAAGTCTCACTTCACCTGTGACTACATGTTGCGGGTTCTCTCTTGCCATCTCTCCAATTTCTCCTTTCTACTCTGTTGCCTGGGTGCCAAAATCGCTAACGGCGCCAGGCCTCGTGATAGCCGGACGCTTGTCCGACGCCTGAACGAGCGCGGGTTTACCAGGAGGCGTGGTGACGTAGGTCGACACCAGTTCGTTGAATCGAGGCTTGCCAAGCAGTTTCTCTGTGGCGGCCAGGGTTAGGGGTTTGCGTTCGTAAAGCATGGCCTCGTCGATGCCGGCGGCTTTGAGCGCCTCGAATGCTGCTTCCATGTCTGTCCACTGCCGGACAGCCCTGCCTTCGACCGCCTTCCATCCCGGTATCTCGTTGCCCTTGAGGCATTCCGCGAGCGCGTACTGCTTGAGGTCGTCCAGCCAAGCCGCCAGGCCTTCAGCACGCTTGAGGACTTCGCCCACCTCCTGGTTGGAGATGAGGGGAGGCTTTATCTGGCCGAAGTCTTCCAGGGCCATGTAGAAGTCAGTACG